GCTACAGTTAAACTGTTGGTCACCCAAGACCTATTAACATCTATTATACCTACTGAATCGCCCGCCGAAGGATTTGAAGGCAGTGTTATGGTAAAAGCTCCGCCAGTGGTGTTAGCTGTCAATAAATCCCCCGCCGAAGCAGTATAGTTAGCGGTTTTATTAGCATAAGAAGAACCTCCAACACCGGCGTTGTTCAAAGCTGTCACTGTAGCTGAATCAACAGACGAAATATTCTGTAAAGCCCTACTATCGTTAATAACAGTAGTATTATTTACTTTTATAGCCATCTTCGTTTTCCTTTACTATTAGCCGTTAAGTTTTTGTTTTAGCTCGTCAATCTGAGCCTGTTGTTCTTTGATTGCTTCGATTAACAAACCAACCATGTTGCCGTACTGTACAGATAGGAGCCCTTCAGCACCTTCTTGAACTAGCTCTGGCATAACTTTTTGTACCTCTTGAGCTATAACACCTGAAGACTTCTCGTCAGTTGCTTTAAGAGTAAATGAATACCCACCCAGCTGTTGAACCTTATCCAAAGCATCAGTGATCGGCGTTATGTCGTCTTTAGCACGTTCGTCTGAAGTGGTATTAATTGTACCCGCGTTAACCGTAGTAAACGTTACCGTGCTATTTGTGTTCGTAGCCTGATTAGAGGTGTACGTTGTGTACCCAGAACCGTTAGTAAGCTGGTTATTGTTTGTAATATAGTTAGCGTTTGTTGCACCAGTATAGCCTAAGTTAGCTAAAGTCAGGGTGTGAGAGCCAAGCCCTGTAACATGCCCATATGTATCAAGCGTAACGTCTTGGATGACTGTAGCACCGGAGTTGTTAACACTGCTTTGTGAGGAAGTGTCAGAGTGGCTTAGTGTTACATTGCCAGTGCCGCCGCCTGATAACCCAGAACCTGCAGTGATTGTCTGATCCGCTGTAGCTCCGGTCTCAATACCATCTAACTTAGAGCCGTCTGCAGCTACGTCACGTCCGTCAAAGGTTGAGTTAGTTGTGATAGCACCTGTCATAGCCCCGCCAGCTTTAGGTAAAGCAGCGTCAGCCTTAGTTCCTTGTCCCGCTGTAGCATATGCGGAGCTTGCAGTGGTAGCGGCTGTGCCTAAACCTAATGTTGATCTAGCTGTAGCAGCGTCGGCATCGTCAACTAGCGTTTTACCAAATGCACTGATAGTTGTATTAGCCGGTAACGACAAAGTCTTAATATCACCATCTACTTCAGAATCCATCAAGGCTCCTGCGGCAGTAACGTTGGCGGTGTCTGTCTGATCTGCACCGGACTCTATGCCATCAAGTTTTGTGCCGTCTGTAGCTACATCTCGACCATCGAAGGTGCTGTTGGTAGTAATCGGACCTGTCATTGCACCACCAGATAGTGCCAAGGTGGTTGATTCATTAGCTAACGGAACCCATGCACCAGAGTGTGCGAAGTAGGCTTTTCCTGTTGCATGGACGTGAGCAAACATACCGTGATAAGTAGTAGCACTTGGCAAGTTAACTAGGTTTGAATACATGTTAGCGAATAGCATCTTGTTGCCGTTGCCATCTATATCACCCGACATAGTACCACCAGACAAGTTCAACTTAGTGGATAAATCTACAGTTGACCAAGCGTAATCACTACCGTTCCAACCAAGATACTGCCCACTGCCCGCACTACTGACATTTACATGTGAATCCACTAGCGGGTTTACGTTAGCCGCATCTGTTACGTTCGCGCCATCTTCTACGTTTAGTGCAGATAACAGTCCGCTTTTTGATACAGACCCAGTTAAACCCACAACAGCTTGTACGGCGTCTGTCTGATCGTGTTTTGACCAATTATTTGCATAAGTAGAAGTAGACGCATTGTCTGTAGTAGCAACGATGTTGTCCCCCACTACAAACGATATACCATTAACCGTACCCGCCCCTGAAACGTAATAGAACCAGCCTGTTTGAGCAGAGCCACCACCGGGGAAACTACCTGAACCTGCGTTCCAATCACCTTTATAGACCATACCGTTTTCAAGTGCGGCAATATCAGTTTCCATTTGGTCAAGATCGACCGCTTGTGTAACCGTAACAAAGTCTAACTTAGTTCCGTCAGCGGCTACATCACGCCCGTCAACTGTGCCGCCCACAACTAAGTTGTTACCAATGGCTACATTATTACTCGCATCCTCAACTACAGCCTTATCTGCTGGGTAGGTCAGGAATATATTCTTTGTTCCTATACCCCAGTTAACAGCGTTGTTGGAGTTAGACGATGTAAATACCGTCGTGCGGGTAATAGTCCCCCCACTAGACGCATAAGTTCCAAGGCCAACCTCGAAATCCGCATTATCCGTTACCGAGTAATAGACAGTGTCAGCGTTAGATACCTCGGAAGAAAATGTTTGAAAGCCCGGAACCGCGCCTCCCAGAGTATAAGCCCCAGTCCCCGTAGAGTTAGTGGTTTCTTGTACGCGATCAGCGACGATTAAGGCCATAGGGCAACCCCTTTATTTTTAAGCGATTCGAATAATAGCGTTCGAAGCGTCCGCTGTTGGGAACTGAATAGTAAATGTACCAGTAGTCGAAGTTTTGTCTGCACCGAAGTCCAACACTGCAACTGTTGGATCACCTGCGGCAGTGTCGTTATATATTAACGCGCCCCGTGCTGTAATCGTAGCAGATGTAAACGCAAGGTCAGCAAAGTCTGTTAACCCTGTTGTCCCTGAAGATGTCGGTGTCACGTTTGTAAGTGTACCCCCACCAGCGCTGTACGAACCTGAGTTAGATACTTCGTTTGCAGAAGTATACGCAGTAGTAGTCGCGTTGAACGATGCGCTATTTGTATATAGAGCAAGTTTGAATGTATTGCCTGAAGAAGCAGTGAAGTTGTGTTTACCTTGAAGAAGTTCTTTCTTGAACGATGTACACATGAAGTTACCTGAAAAGGCCATTTAAAGTCTCCTAAGTTGATTTGCGAGGTCAGGAAACCCAGCCTCTTGTAGTTTTACGCACGTTGTTGCGCGGTCTTCCTTAACCGCTACTTTAATATAATGCGCGATAATTTGCAACATCTGCGATTTATACGCTTCTGCTTGCATTCGTATCTCGGGCGGGGCAGAAGTAGACACACTCATTAGCTTGTCTACACACATTTCCGCTACAGAATCAGGACTGTGCCCTCCTTTGTTAGCGGTATGTACTTTTATGGCGTCAAAGCCAAAATCCATTTCAACTTGCATCAAAGTCTCCCATCTCTGTACTCGTCTGTCGAGCTACGTATTTGAACCCCGGTAAGCTGCCCAAGAGCTTCGTCGTAACGAGTAGTGTATAGTTGGATGAGGTCGGCCTCACCCTTCATGTATGTGTACGCCTCAATCAAAGAACCATAAAGCAAAGCGGATTCGGCGTTGTCGCCATACCAAGATGTCCCTGCAGCAACGATTGAAGCCGGGTCGTAGTAGTAATGTAGCTCAACTGTGTAGGTGTCGTCAGGTGTTGGGCCAAGAATAAAGTTACCTTGCTCCCCCTCGTAGTCTCCGTCAAACTGAGCGTAGTATTTTGGTAATGCAGAAGTACTCGCTGAAGGGTAGGCTTCACGAATAAAGTTAACGTCTTTGTCTATAAGGAACGAATAATCCCCAGACGAATCTATAACAGCTAAAGAAAACACAGAGAGAAAATCATCTGGTCGGCCTAAATATACACTGCCATTAGAAGTAAGTCCCGTAACATTTTTACGTAGTTCAGGTACCATAATAGATCGGTTAAGGCGTTCTTCTGACTGCCTAACGAACGTAGGAATGTTAGAGACGAAGCTCGTCTCCTCATTCTGTGTATAATCTTTTATCGCTGCAACCAGCTCTGTGTAGTTCATTAGAACTTACCCCGCCTTATAACCGCCACCACGAGTAGCAGCTCCCATACCACGGCATTGACCGCCGGAAGCCGTCATTAGTTTGCCACCCGGAGCCATCTTCTTGACTTTGCCACCGTAAGCCTTCTTCTTAACGTCTTCCCTCTCGCGGCCTTCCATCTTTTGAATACGGAAACCTCGGTCCATTGCGTCCATCTCTTCTTTAGTAGCACCCAAACCTGCTGGGCGAAGTTTAGGTTTATTCGAAGATTTTTTCTTCTTGCCTAAGTTTTTTGGTCTAAGTCTAGGGGTCTGCATATTAGTCTCCATCTGTTGTTGCTATGGTAACGCTTCCTACAGAGCCTACCATATATTGAGCCGGGTTCCAAATAGGATTCCAACCAAATAAACCTCTTCCCGGATTAACATCTGGGCGTGGGTTAAGTAAAGATTGCGGGTCTGTCGAATTAACGTCCCCAAGAAAGTTCTGTGGTTGGTCAGGATCAAGCACATCCTTACCAACACGTAGCCCTGTACGTACTCCATGTTGAACCTCATATATAAGGTCTTCCAGCTTGTAGCGAAACCCAGTCCGGTCACATATACCGTATGCGTGTTTACCACTAGCATATCCGGGCATTACATAGCTCCTCTAAACGGAACCATACGAAGAGTAGACCTGTCTTGGTCTTGGTCTGCAGCCATACGGAATTGCTCTTCATACTCTTGTTTTAAAGGGCCAACTCTTTCTGCGACTTCGGGTTTTTTCATAGCGATGTAGTACGCTAAACCAGACACAAGAGCGGGTACAAAACGTGGTGGTATAGAAGTAGTAGCTCCTCCAACACCACTTGATAGCCCATCTATACCTTTAAGACGGTAGTAAGCTAACTTGTATGTAGTATCATCATTTGGTACAGGCCAAAGGGTAACTTGCACGTCTGTGGCATTACGCTGTACATATATTTGGGACGGACGCCCTTGTGTGTTCTTATTCCCTTGCTGTGAATATGTAGAAACACTCATACGTTGGATATACGAATCAAGTTGTTGCGTCGTGCCTTCATCAGTGCGAAGTTGATGTTCTATCAGGTCAATAGTATCAGAAGGCAGTGTATAAGTAGCTGTACCTGCAGTGAGAGGTATAGTTCCAGCCTCTATAGTAAATAGGTTTAAACCACGGTTCTGCCACTCTAGCGTCATAATATTAAGGCTTCGACGGGCGGTTTTTAAGTCATACCCCGAACGCATTTCAAGTCCCGCACGTTCGTACGCCTCTTCAAATAATTCATTTAGCTCTGGTACAACAACTGCCATGATCTAGGTCTTTCTATACTTTGCCGTCTTCTTGGCTATCTTTTTAGGTTGCTTAGAAACCTGTTTACCTTTTTTAGTAGCCGCTCGTTTAGCCTTGGTAGTAGCAGCGTATTCTTTAGATGACAAAGCTTTTATAGCTTTAGCGGGTAGATACCGCTCACCTGTAGCCTTTTTCCCTTGCGTCGATGGCTTACCAGACTTTGTACGCCATTTCTGCTTAGTCCATTTACTAAGACTTTTTTGACTTTTTGCTTTTGCCATCGGCTTTAGCCTTCGCTTTCTTACTCAAATCTTTGTAGTGGGATAACTTAACACTTGTTTTGCCGTGGGTCTTGCCTGTGTGCAACGAACCGTTAGGCATCTTGTGTGTACCTCCTGTATAAAGAGTCCCATCTTTTTTATAGTGCTTTACACCCTTCATTTCCTGTAGCCCCCACCTTTAGCTTTATACTGTTTTGCGAGCATCTGAGCTTTACGTGCAGACCACTGTCCGGGTTTACCACCTTTACCACCAGCCTTAATCTTGTTGAATAATGCCTTACGCATTG